ATAAAAGTATGATACCAAATCCATCTAGTCTATATGCATTGTCAATAGATAGTTCATCTGGATCTGGTTCTTGATAACCAGTGATATCTGTTTTGGGGTTTTGTTTCCAAAGTATATTAATCATTCTTTTAAACATAGTCATATTATAACATTTTTAAAGGCAATAGTCAAGCACCTAATTCATTCTTACTACATTTGTTAGTTTACTAAAATTATACCAACCGGTTACAATGTATTTTTCTTGCGTTGGAGAAATAATTCCTCTATGCGTCCACGGCCAATCACTTGGCCAGATAACAGTTTTTCCTTTAACAGCATTAATTGTTTTGTTTTGATATAAAAAATGAGTGCCACCTTCGTCTGTTACCGTATTTAAGTAAGTCATAAATACCAAAATTCTAGACGATTGCGGTTCATCTTCACACGATCTCTCACAATGATAGGTTTTAAATCCACCGCCAGGAGGATAATATTGTATATTTGTTGCTTCTTTTACACTAAAACTAACACCTTCACCTACAATTCTAGGATATTCTTGAACATATTGTTTAGTACACTTATGTAATTCGATTAAATACCTGTCGTATATATGTTTAATATGCAAACAATCTTGTGGTACAGTTGCATTAGAATCAAACAAGAAAGGTGAGAGACCTAAGTCGATTGATTCTTTATGTTCATTTCTTACATTACCTTCTACTCCTACAGAACCAGGTTTCTTTGAGTACCAAAGGTTATCATCTTTTGTTTCAGTAGAAGGTGTTTTATTAAAAAACTCAATTAAATCATCACATAGTTCTTCATCTATTGTATATTCTTTAATGAAAGATAAATCTGTTTTGTTTTCGCTTGCAAGTTTATCCGCTAAATCGTAATCTTTTTGTGATGGGAATGGTTTTTCGCTTGACATAATTAAATTCGGGTGTTATAATACCCTTGTGGGTTGCTTCAGATTAGTGTATTGTTTTCTTAACTGGATCAAATAACTCTTCATCATAATCACTTAACTCCTCATCTGGCATATTTTCTAGTTTATCTGCAGCACGCTTTATTTCTTCATCAGTAAGAGGAGGTAGAGCGTTTCTTAACTTTTCTCTATCCTTAACTTTAGTCAATATAATTTTATAATACTTCTTCATATCATCTGCAACATTGGCAATAGTTATAATGCGTTCTTTAGGAATAGAAAAAACTGTATCATTGGCGAATTGCATCCAAGGTCTTAAAGAAGTAAAATCTTCTACTAGACCCATGGCAACCGGTCGAGTATTCATCATTAACTCTAAGGGTTCGTCTATTCTTAAAAACTGTGATTCTTCATCTGTTAATCCTATGTTACCTATAAGTTCGGTACCATCGGACAACTTGACTATTCGTAAACTAGATTCTTTTGTCATACTATAATATTTATATTAGTTGCTACTCTTATTTTCTCATCTGTTTGATATATTTGCCTATGTAATGTGTGACCATTAAATATAACTAATCTATTCGCCTTTGATTGCACTACTTCTCCGTCTTGAAAACAAGTACCACCATTAGTAGTATTGATGTAATATATTAGTGTTGTATAATCAAAATCAAATCCATGGTCATTGTGTAATCCTGCACCATCAACTTTAAGAAAAGAATAGTTTGTGTCCATACGAGGAAGTAAATTAGTTCTAGCGTTTATTATTTCTTTATAATCAATTCTCTCAAGTATAGGTTCTACCGCTGTCATATAAGAGGTTAGTTTCATTTTAGGATTGTAAACTTGTTGAAAGTAAAAACTATTAGGATCTTGCTCCACAGACTTATAAGTCCAACTCGTTTCTTCAGTCATAAACAAATTATAGTTTTCTTGCCACAAATTTTGTGGTAAAAAGTCATCTATAATCTTCACGACTTTAACTCCACATTATGAATTTCGTATTCAAACTGTTCTTCGTTATAGATTTTAACTCTCTCTTGAAAATGTTTTAGGGTATAGTTCTCACGATCTCGGTAGACAAGATCATCTGATATATCGTAAAGTGTAGCGTGAGTTTTAGAGTCGCCAAGTCTAAGACCACGACCTATGGATTGCAAGTTTCTTATACGAGATTTTGAAGGACTTGCGAATATAAGATTGTGAAGATTCCTAATATTGACACCAGTGGAAAATGTACCGTAAGAAGCGATAATAATTGCGTCATTTTCTTTTTCAGTAATTGCACGAATTCTTTCCCTTTCTTCAGCGGCAACACCACCGTGTATAAAAAATACTTTTCTTTTGTCATCCTTATTATTAATTAAATTATATAGTATCTCACCATGTTTTTCTACCAGTTGGTAAAGACAGAGAGTATTACCCCTGCCTCGAATACAAAGATTGCTGATGAAATTATTCCTACTTTGTGATCCGACAATATATTCAAGTTCTTCTTGATAAGTTTTTTCATATAATTCTTTACAGTTTTCCTTAGTGTGTTTTAAAATTAAACACCTTACAGTTAAATTAGCGACTTGTTTTTTCTCCATCAACTCTTTAGTAGAGGTTACCTTGCTCGCAATACCAAACAGACCTTCTAGGACTAGTTTATGAGTCAATGTGCCATCTAGTGTCCCAGTCAGACCGATCCTATACTTACAATTTGCAAGTTTAGTCATTATGCTCGTGAGTGATTTAGACTTGAATAAGTGTGCTTCATCCCCGAACACAGCGCCAAAGTCGGAAAAAAATTTGTCGTTCATATTATATATACTTTGCCAAGTGCTGACCACAACCTTTTTGCTTGTCATTTTGTCATACTTCGCATAAATTCTATCAACATACTTCTTAACATTCCAACCATAGTCTTTAAAGTCACCATACATCTGTTCAACTAAAGAGGTTGTAGGAACTATGATTAATATTCTGTTTCTTTTCTCATCTTTTAATAAGTGTTCATAATATCTAATGAGAGCATATATGATAAATGATTTACCACTTGCAGTAGGACTTACTAATAATGTTCGATTAAATTTAAGTGCCGTGTGTACAGCGTCAACTTGATAGTCTCTCGCCTCAAACTTTTGACCTAGATTGTTGCAAAATTTCTCTACAACATCTCTATCTGATTTATTAACTACACCTACACCAGGTCCAGGAACTAAGGGTAAGTCTCGTTCTTCACAAAATGCTTTTATGTATGGGTATAAACCCAGATACATCTCTTTAGTTTTTTGTGAAAATAGTCTTATTTTACCATCCCATTTACGACTACGATAGGCAGGCATAAAACGAAACCCAGGAACTTCAAAAGTAAAGAATTCTGATATCTCTCTAGAGACATTTGGTTCAGCGTCTATTGTTAAATAGACATCATTCTTCTTTTCAACAATTACGGTCATAGAGCGCCACTAGTAAATCTTCTCCACTCGATTGCGTTCTTAATTGTAAATGACCTATTGTTTATCATTCTTAAAATCTGTTCTAGATAATTCACGATTGCTTCTTGATATGTAATCTTTGCTTGTATTTTCTGTATATCTTCATCAGAATTTATGTAGATATGAACATCATTTTTTAATACTTTTAAATCAAAAGGTTTTTCTTTATACACACTAGGGTCAGATTTGCCTGTATAATATTCCCACTTTTCTCTTTGTAAAGTTCTTTCTTCCCATTGAGATTTTTTCAATAGTAGATTAAACTTATTGTAGTATTGTAGGTATTTGTTATGTAAGATTGGTGTTCTAAGTGATTCAGTATCTAGTTCAGTATCGTCTATTACTAAATCTTTATCCGCTTGGGATTGTAATTCTTCTAATGTCATAATATAATTATATCACCTTTTTCAAGGAAAGTCAATGGTTTATGTTGTACTTATTTGATTTATTGTGTATCCTAAATAATTGAAAGTTGCGGAACAGGTCACATAATCAACATCTGTACCACCAATACTATAATCTAATCCTGATATACTTGTAGGATAAACATTCTTAAATCTTATTTCGGTCTTTGGTATATTTTTACTGTTTAGTATAGTAAGTGTGGCGTCTGAATATATTCCTACTTCAGGTAAAGGTTTTTGTATTCCTTTACTTGATGGCGTTCTTTGTGATGGTGTTCCTTCTCGTAATAAGTCTGCAAATTCAGTATTTGATTCTGCAAATCCTAATCGTGATATCCATTTGTGTAATTCATTAAAATTATTTAAATTTTCATCTACTAAGAAAGATATATTTAATGGATCAAAAGTTATTGTATCACCAGGTATAGGGTAATCATATAAAGGTGTTGGTACTGTAGCAGATTGTAATTGTAAACCAGGCACATTTGCTGATTGAATAAAGTATTCTACTAGAGGTAAGTATAGTATCTCAAACCTAAACTGTATTTGACTTGAATAGTCTAGTTTAGTGGGTTGTCTTTGTGCTGTTGTTGTTTGTACTGCCATTACGCCGCCTTATTAATCTTTTCTAATTGTTTTATACCAAGTTCAGCAATCTCTTCTGCTGGTTTAAATTCATCGCCTTCATCTTTTAGTTCTCTCATATTTACAAAGTTTGCATAAGTTTTTTTAGTTCTCTTTGTAATAATGTGGGCATTTAATAGTGTCTTAACTAAGACTCTAAAAATATTATTGGGTTGTTTCATCTCATTTCGAACAGTCTCATATAAATCAAAATGTTTTTGAGACTCTTCTAGTACCCATTTCCAATCTAACCCAACTGTTTCGTATATATCTTGTTTCTCTCTAGGGTTAGCAAGATTAAAGATTAACTCTAGGAATATCTTTTCTGACCAATCTTCTACTTTAATATGTTCACTACTATTTAGTTCTGGAACAGTACGATCTGCCCATATTTTACCAAACTTATGATGAAATGCCTCATCAGACATGACTAATTGTAATAGTTTTTTTAGTAGTGGATCTTTTGTATCTGCGTGTGCCATAGAGAATGCCCCCATAGCAAGACCTTCGATAAGTATTTGCATACCTATAATTTTTTTCCACACAACATCACTTGATACAACATCATCTAATACTCTACCTAATGTGTCGCCGACTTTATATACTTTGCCCCAGCGTTTTTTAATATACTGGTGAAATGCTAGAACATGGCGTGCTTCTTCTCTAGTTTGATTAGCGGCATATTCTTGAGCACCGGGATCTTTCAAGATATGGCATAAACTAGCACTAAGAGACATAGCACCTTGCTCTCCGTGTAATATTTGTGATAGTACCCAACCAAATGATTCGTTTGCAAGTTTAATCTTTTGTTTTTCTAAGTTTATCTGCAATCGTGGGTACTTGTAATTCCATACAGAATACTCTAGGGTCTACCAAGTAATCTTTTTCCATATCA